AATCTATAATTACACTTGCTTCACCATTACTAAATCTACCTCCATCATCTTGAAATTTAAGAATATACTCTCCCTCAAGTAACGGAACATCAGCAATAGTCGTGTTACCAGCTAATGCTTCCACCAAATCTGTAGCATTTGAGAATGTTCCCGTTCCATCAGTCTTTGTAGAATGTCGTACATAAACACGACCACCATGAGTTACATCTAAATCTGTTGCTAAATTCCAACGTAATCTTACAGTTGTTTTATTTATTGGTTCTCCTGTAAGTCCTGTTACATCAGCAGGAACAGCAGTTTTACCGACAGCATTAAATGTAATATCACTTGATGATGCACTTGCTTCTAAAGCCGCGTTCAAACTAAAAACAGATATTTCATAAGCACCTATTTGTGAATTAAATATTTCAAAATCAGGACTGCTAGTTGTAGCAGAAACAATATTATTATTATCAAATCTATAATTAACTAAATAATTTGAAACACCTGTAACAGGTTGCCATCTAACAATTATTTTTGATACAGGTTGATTATTTATTAAGACTATTACTTCTTCAGCAGTAAGTCCATTTGGCGGACTTTTAAGTAAATTTAAATTAGATATAACCTGAGTTGGAATTGCTGTTCCATCTTCAATAAAATCATATTTTTCTTTAACATAAGCTAAAGCAGATATACCATAGATAACATTATCTTTTTCTTCAACAGACATTACTCTAAATTGTTGAGAAGAAATTGTATCGTTTTCAAGCATCCAAATACTATTAGAATTTGGAGCAGTACTAAATGGACTAGAAGAATCAATAGTAATTACTTTACCTACTATTCCAGTTACATTTTTAGTCTCAACAGTTCCATTAGGTAAAATAACACTTAATTTAGGATTATTTTGGGCCGACAAATTTGTAGAATCTGAATCATCAACAGTAATTTGAGTTGTTGTTGCAGTATTAATTCTTCCTGCTCTCCTTACTCCTGATCTAGCTGGATCTGCAACACTAATTATTGTTCCAGGTCGTACAACAATGCCTGACTCTAAAGAAGTAGTAAATGTTATTACCTCCGTTTCTCTTTGTTCGGCAAAAAGAATCGCTTTTGCAAATCTTCGAGCCTGACCTCTACTCGTGCAACCTAATGCTTTAACTCTTTTTAAATGATGTCCATATTTATTTTTATAAGCTGCTTCAGCTTCAACTTCTTCAAAATCTAAATCTCTTATATCCATATTAAAGAAAGAGACAGCAACAACTGTGCTTCTAGTTTTTAAACTACTCCCTGTATAACTAAATCCTTCTGGCCCAACATTTGCCAATGTAAACAGGTAACTTGGATCTTTTGGGCTGTCCTGAGTAAGAAGTAATGCACCTTCAGACCAAATGGGCATACATCTCATTATTCCTGATAAAGTGTTTATTACATCAAATGCTTCTACGCTAGTTTGAATATTGACGTTGCAAGCAAATCTAGCTTCTTGCCCACCCAGCCCATCGTCAACAAGCTCATTTGAAAACTTACTTGCTGTTACAAAAGAAAATAAATCTAAATTACTATCAATAATATGATTACCTAACCCATATCTAGTATTAGTAAGTAGATCAAGAAGTATCATCGCAGGGCACGTTGTCCATTGAGCAGCACCCATAACACCATTAAAAATATAACCAGTGGGATAAATTATTCTTCCAGTTTGTAAATCTACAGTTGGAGTGCCAGAATTGTTAGCTCCTGCACCTGGAACTCTTACTTTTATTCCTCTAATACGAAACTTTCTAGCAGGAATCCTACTAAAAAATTCTGAATCCATTCGTAATTTGGTATATGCACAATCAGGATATGTATTTGCATCATCTATTATTTCTGAATAAGATGTCCAAAATAAATCTCTTCGTGTTAAATCTGAACTATCAGCAGACGTTTTAACAACACGAACATCTATAGGGTGAGCACCAGTAAGATCAATTCTATATTCTCTGTTATAAGCATCTGCTGTTCTACCTGTAATCGTATCAGTTACTTTAGTTACAAAACCACCACCATTATTTTGAATTTGAATTTCTAAACTAATACTTGAACCAACTATATCTCCGTCAGATTTTTGTTGTTGTAATACAGGTACAGTAATAGTTACCTTTACTGCATCTAGATTTGTATTATTAGTAAGTTGTCTAGTTACAGCATTAGTAGCACCTTGCGTAACCTCTGTGTTTACTGAAAAAACAGAAGAACTTCCTAAATTTCCTTGAACTCCTGTCATTTTTACCTGATTTGGCGTACCAAAACGAGTATCAAAAGTAACGCCTTTATGGTTAAAATCAACATTTTGTGGATTAGTTGAATCCGCAGTAGAAGCTAAAATAGGAGTATTGTCTAAGAAAATATCCTTTTGCGCAGCATTTAAATATGCAGCAGTACCTTTAGTTCTGCCTTCTTTTGAAGCACTTGCAAAACCTTCTATTTCACCTTCAGAAATTAGATCAACTAAAGTAGCAAACTGTTTACTATGTAAATTATCTGGAGTGATATTAGGAGGGCTACCTCCACCCCCTTTACCTCCACCTCCTCCTCCCGAACCAGCAATATTTGCCCCTAGTCCAGCATTATGAACACGAATAGTATTTGCAATAAAAGTATGATGACCTTCAACAGTTAAGTTGTAGACAGTATGCGTTCCAATGTCTTTACGATTAATAATCGGTCTTAGATGACCAAACTCATCAACTAAACAATCATCAGTGCCTAATGTATCTATACCAACAAACGCATTAAATTGATTTAATACCCAATGATTTGGTGTTGCATCTAAAGTTTTACCACCCCAAATTGTATATTGAACAACTGGTTCGTTTTCATGTTCATGTACTTTTAAAACCTTAGAATGATAGATAGTGCCTTTATCATCAAAACTACAGACAATATCTCCAACACTAATTTCTTTTATCAACTTAGTCCCATTTGGTATAGATACAGGAGTATTACCAGTAAAACAACCGCCACCGCCTGATCCTGCAATATACTTATTTGTATCGGTCATACTTGTACCGCTTCTGTATCTACAGCACCACTAATAACAACTGATCCTGTAAATATTTCACCATAAACAATAGGAACTGGAGTACCAGCTCTTGCTGTGTTTTGCGTTCCAGAAAAATTAAATGATATTTGAGGATTGTCTTCAAATTCTACGTCTTGAGTTGGATATAACATATCACCAACACCTTGCAAAATTAAGCCAGCACCAATAGCACTTAAACCTGTACCAATAGCTGTTCCTAAAACACTACCAGCTACAACTCCTGCTCCTGTAGCTCCTGCTGCTGATACACCAGCAAAACTTGTTGTGCCAAATAATCCTGCACCTGGAAAGAAGAATGACGCACCAATTAATAGACCTCCAACCAAAAATTTACCAACATTACCTCCTGCTCCAGCAATAACTGGAATTATATGAATATCCTGTTCTCCTATGGGATCATTTATTTCATTTTTATCAATCGTGTAGTTTCCAATTTTTACTTGGTAATATTTTGGATTCATATATTTTTCAACTTCTGGAAAATTATTTATTAAAAAACTTATAGCTTGAGGTAAACTATGCACCTTTATCTCAAATTCTTTATGGCCTACAAATTTAGCCAACTCCCCATATAGCTTTAATTTACGCAACATAACGAAACCTCTTTCCTGTGCATTTTAACAACCAAGGTGAGTATGGTTCTCTACAAGATAGTCTATCTGCTAAATGGTGTAAAACCATATCTCCTAAAAAAATTGCCACATGATTTAAGGTGGGATGCAATATAGACATCAGTAAAACATCTCCTTCTTGTAACGTTTCATTTGGCTCTAACTCTCTAAACCCTGTTTGTGTTGCATACTCTTCAAATAATGGATTTTTTAAAAATTCTTCGGGTGTCATTGATCTTTGATAATCTTTTAATTCTATTTGTTTTTCTTCTTTATACCAATCTCTTACTAATGACCAACAATCTGTAACTCCCCAAACCCATTCTCTTCCCAACAAAGGAGCTTTGTATCCATTTGGCTCGCAATAACCCCATTGTTCTGTCTTTGGATTAACAATATGCCAAGGTAAATTAGAATTTTCACAACCAACTAAATCAGCCTGACTTGGTGTTGGAGGTGTAGTTGGATGGCTATGAATAATTGCTGTTATTTCTCCCGTATTATCTGCTCTTACATAATCTTCTGGATCAAGAACAAAACATTGATAAGAGCTCATAGATAAATTATTGCAAGGATAATATCTTTCCTTACCTTTAATATTTAGTAAAAGACCAACAGATTCTTTTGGATCTTCAATTTTTGCATGGCTGAGAGCAGCTTCTTTCCAATCATTCATGGTAAAAATGTGCCTATAGAAGGAAATAACTCTCTAGTGCATACTCTCAACGGAATCCTAATATTTGCCAAATCAAAAGAAGCAGCTAATTCAAATTGAACTACTGCTCTATTTTCTGCTGATTTTCTATCTATTTTATAAATTTCCTGTGGATATTCTGCTGTAGGATCTGGCGTTCCATAAGGATTTGATTGGCTTGTAGTTGTTGTAGATGTTGTCTGCTGAATCGTATTTGGATTGTTCATCGTAATTGTATTTCCCATGCCATTTCCATGAACTGTGCAATAATATCTTAAATCATTTGGAGCACCTGGATATGGAGGTTGAAAAGTCGTTATATAACCACTTTGCCCAGGATAAGTTCCTGTATTTGTAACTCCAGTTGTGTACGAACCACCGCTATCCGATTTAAAAGCTAAAGGGTGATTTGTATTGCTTGAATCCTCTTGATTGAAAATATAAGTTGATCCACGTTTCATCGTTATAACTGGTTTTTGAACTCCATTCAAAGCAAATACATTATTACCTCCAGAATCTTGAACTACTGTGACAGTATATGTGACAGTTTCAGCGTCATTAGGATCAGCTACAGTCGTAGTTGTTGTAGTTGTTGTAGAAACAGGATCAAAATTTACAGCATCTAAAAATCTTGCTAAAGTTGTAATTCTTTTAACAACAGCACCAGTAAGGTCGTTTCCTGGAGTTACTGTATTTACGTTTAACAAAATAGCAGTCATCAAATTTGTGACATTACTTATTGTCAAAGTAGGTCTTGGTAATTGACCTCTAGCATATTTGAAACCATCAGCTTCCATCGGTATAGCAATATAAGTATTACCAGCCCAAACAATATTTCCGTTGTTTATTTCATTCGTGCCAGTATGAAATCTATATGTATTAGAAGATCCATGCAAAGTTGCATCAGTTGTTAATTCAAATAACTCGATCAGCGATCCAGGATTTATTGCTTGGGTTTCAGATATAGGATTTGACATTAAGGTTCAAATACTTGTGTAAATGTTGCGTTTATCCTGTTTCTATTAAAATCAAATATTTCCTTTGTAAAAGAAGGACATACCCATTTAAAAGTTGTAGATGAATCTGGAGGTGACCAATCAAAAGATGCTCCATCAACTTTTCTTGCCTCTAAAAATGTTTCAATCTCAGTCGCATCTTCATTGTCAACATTAAATGTAAGACTCCATTGCTTTGCTTTTTGATTCAAACCAAAAGTAAATCTTTGCTGATAACCGTCACCAAATTGAACTGTTCTAGTATTAGTAATATCAGCTTTATTTGCAGAAAAAACAGGATTATAGTCAGGAAAAGTAGCCATTATCTTAATAAACCTCCTGGTCTTCTTTGCTTTAATAATTCCGATTGTATCGCTGCTGAAATAGCTCTGCCAAGTTCTTTACTTTGTTGCTCGTCACCTTCAACAGACGATCCAGAGGCATCAATATTTACATTTATATTTGTGCTGCCTCCTCCACCTAGTTTGTCATTAGGAATTATTGTTCCTGATCTCCTTGGTACGAATAATTCTGGGCCTTTTTCTCCAACTATTGAAGGCTTACCAACAGGAGGTCGGCCACCATTAGCAAAACCAAAAAGTTTTGGTAAACCACCAAAAATACCAGGAGCAATGCCTCCTAAAATTGTATTTACACCAAGTTTTATAAGTGTGGAACTTAAATCACTTAATATTGACTTTGCAGCCTCTCCTAATGTCTTTGTACCTTGTATGGCAGCAGTTAAATTATCGCTAACACCAGAAGCAATAGATTGTCCAATTAATTCAAAATTTGACTTTATACCTTTAGTGGCTTCAGCTAATTCTTTATCTAACTTTAAAGCCTTTGCTTTTTCTGCATTATGATCTCTCAATTCTTCACCAATTCCCACTAAATCTCTTCTTAATTGTGCTTGAACTTCAGCATCAGCATTTTCAATAATAGACTTCTTAAATGCAGCTTCTATTTGTTTCTGTTTATTTTGTAGTATTTCCTTATCAGCATCAAAAGTCTGTTCTGTTGTAGCTAAAGTTTTAGCAAGGTTTTTATTAATTCCTTGTCCAACTAATTCATTAATTCTAGTATTTAAATCTAATTCTTTTTGTTTATCAGCTAACGATCCAGCAGATTTTGTTCTAAGACTATCTGCTTCAATACTTAGTTTTTGTCTAGCAGCAAAAATCTTTTTATCTAGTTCTAATTCTCTTTCTTTGTCAGCAGTACCAGATTTTCTTCTCGTTCCTCTACTTCCTGTTATAAATCCTGTCTCTTCTATTTCTTTTTCTCTATCTAATAAAGATTGTGCTTCTTCATTTCCTGTAGCTGCTGCTGCCGTAACAATTCTGTCAGTTTCAGCTTCTTGTAAAGCACTTTGAATACCTGTAATTTTTGTTATAAAGTTAACAATTCCAGCCGTAAATGCACCTAATTTTGTTAATGCAACGTCTAAATTACTTCCTAGTAATCTAGTCGTATCCCCAAAATCTTTTAATGCTTTAACTCCATCTTCTCCTACTTGTCTTTCCATTATTTTCATAACTACGTTAAACGCTTCTTGTTTACCTTTTGCTGCTTCAACAAGTTCTATTTGTTTTGATATTGCTGAATTAGATCCACCAGTTACTTTTACTAATTTATTTATATCTTGAACAAAAGGACTCATTGCTTGTCCTACTTCACCAATAGCTGTTGCAGCATTTTGAATAATAGTTACTGTTGCAGTTCCTACAAGACCTCCTGCAAAACCTCCCATCTTGCCACCTAATCTATCTCCTATAAATCCACCAGCAAAACCACCAGCAGCAGCTAATGGCCCTTGTCCAAACAATAATGGAAAAGTACCACTAATTAATGCACTAGATAAAGCACCACTTCCTTTTCCTCCACCACCACCACCACCAGACCCACCAGAATCACCAGTTTGAGTTACTACATTTTTTTTATTTACCTTTCCTTGTTCAACTCTTGTTTTTAATATTTCTTTATCTGCTTTTAAAATTTTGTTTTTGATAGATAATTCTTGTTTTAAAACTTTTACAGCAGCTTTAGTTCCTGTAACTCTTTGCCTATTGATGGCCTTCATCGCTTTATCTAGCTTATTTACAGCAGTATTAACTTTATTTATTTCCCGTAAACCTACGACTTTTATTCTCAGCGTTTCTGTAGCCACTTACAAAAAACCAGTAATATCTTTCATTCTATAATACTCTAAAAAATTATCTAGTTCTACGAATTTTTTGAAGTTCCTTTTCTTGTTCATCATTTAAGATTTGAAAATATGCGCTCCAACCTACAAGTTCTTCTATCGTCATATTTCTTACCTCTGTAAGAGTCTTACCTAATTCTTTTGCCACACCAAACTGTAGCATCATAAGATTATCTCTCTTCAGTTGAGCAACTAATTCTTTGGGTCGATTATATCCTCTTCAGCGTTAATTACAGCAAGCATTAAACTTTGTAAATCACTATCTTTTACTTCATTTTTTAATACATCAATTTCTCCTGCATTAAAAAGTTTTCTACCAGTTTGATCTTGAGCTTTAGCAAGTAATAACTGTAAAGCAAAAGCATTAGCATCATCACTTCTAGCCTGTTTTTGTGCTCTTTCTCTTTCTGCCATTGTTAATGGTGTTACATACATTTCAAAAATAGAACCATCAGATAATGT